GGATCGACCGCGCGCACGATCATGCCTGGTTTAGCCGCGCCGGCAGCGGGGGGCAAATAGACGCCAGCACCATTAATCTGGGCGCCGGCGTCGGTGTTCGCAATGGGAGTCAAGCCCAGGCGATGTTCGGTAATTGTATAAGCCATGTCGTTCTCCTTAGGCGATCAAGACGGACTGGAATTGCGCGCCCGAAGTGGTCAAGTTGCCGGCCCAACCGATCAGCTTGACGATGGCGTCTTGGTTCACTGCTTGACGCTCACCGCCGATTGGCACGAAATTGCGGTCTTTATGGGGACGCAGGAAAATGTAATCGGTATTCAGCATCCACATGTGATTCGCAGTCGCTTGCGCACCGATACCACCACCCAGCACCACGTCAGCTGCCGTACCGCCGCCGTAGAATTTCAGCGAAGCGAAGCCGGCGGCCGCCATTTCTGGGCTAGTGACCTTTTGGATCGCCTGTAGCGAAGAGACGTACATGCTGAAATAGTTATTGTCGGCGACATAGAGGTCGGCTTTGTCATTGCCACGGACGACTTTCAGAGCCGCTTGCACCATGTAGTTCTGGATATTCGCAGTGGTGACTGCCGCGCCGCCGTTGGTGGTGCCGGAAAACACCTGGGAGCGCCAGAAATTCCAGGAGCCACGGTCGATACCGCCATAGATGCCCGAAGTCGGCGAATCCGGCACGGCCGAAGCGAGGCCCGTCAGGTTCTTGCCGCCATTGCCGGTGCCATCCAGGTAGATATCGGTATTGATGCGGTTGGCCAACTGGGCTTCGGCGACCTTGATACGACCTTCCAGCAAGTCAATAATCTGTTCCTTGCCCGAGTTTTGCAGCATTTCCAGGCCGGACATGGTAACCGAGGCGTAGTACTGGGCAATCGGGAATTGCGCGGCCGAGATTGGGCTGTTCGGCGACACATTCAGGATTTCATAGCCCGAATACGAGTTCGCATTCTGGGTAGTAGTATCGGTGTACATCACTTCTTCCAAAATGACGTTACCACCGGAGAAAGGCCGCACATTGCCTTTTTCTTTCAGGCGCAGCAGCAGCGGGTTATTGTTCGTGACGTTATCTGCCAGTTCACCGGAACGCGATTGTATGGTGGTGGCGATAATGTCGGTAATCGCAGAGTTGGCAAAGGCCATGGTCTACTCCTTCATTATCTCAAAAATCAAACGGAATCCGAGTGGGTCTCAAAAGCAGCGCTGAGAGAATCTCGAATCGATTTTTTGCCGCCACTCGTAGCCATATTCGCTGTAGGCGTCGATGAACGAGGGGAAACAGCTGTCGCCTTTTTCTGGCTCAGTGCGGCCTTGCGCTGGGCTTCGGCTTCGCTCGCCTGTCGGGCTTGCTCGGCTTTCCACACGTCGCCATTCATCCGCACCGCCATGTCATAGGCGTCTTGCAAACCGCTCGCCATGCCAGCCTGTAAGAGCTGGCCCATGGCTTCGCGGACTTCTTCAAAATGCGGGGCCTTGTCGCCGCTCGCAAATTCGTGAATACTTTGTTCGGCGGCCGCTACTTCGGCCTCTTGGCGCTGGGTTTCATAGCTACGCAATTGGCCTTGCATTTGCTGCATCCCCTGCATCATTTGCGCCAGTTGCGGATTAATCTGGCCATTCTGCGGCAGCGCTACCCCGTAGGCTTGCGCCACATTCATCAGGGTTTGTAACTTTTGCTCGGGCGTGCCGAAAGCCATGGTGCGGTTGAATTGGCCGAGCTCGCCTATCCATTTGGCCGGATCTTGGCCATGCTGACCCAATTCTTGCAAGAAAGGGGAAACCGCTTGGTAGATCGGCGACGCCTGATCCCACTGCTGCTTATACTGATGGATACCGGTAGCGGCCTGTTGCTCGCGCTCAGTGATATAGGACTGCACCCGCTCTGGCAATGCGCCCCAGTCGGCCTCGTAATCCTTTTTCCAGGCTTGCGGACGCGCATAGGTCTTGGGTGCAGTATCCTCAGCAGGTTCACCAGCAGGCTCTTGCTTGGCGTAGCGGCCGCCTTCGTCGCGGGCTTGACCTTCTGCCGGTGTGGCCGGGGAGGAAGGAACAGGAGACGCCTCAGTCGGTGTGGCCGACTCGAAGGCGCTTTCCAGGCTTTCGCGGATTTCCATGAATGTCCTTAAGCAGAGACCGAGGCGGCCCAGTTATCGGAGCCGAGGTAGAGGAAAGTCGCGGTCTTGGTGGCCGCTACCGAAAAGGCCGCCCCGGCCGAACCATTGGCGATCTTGCCGGATGCGGTGCCGGGATAGACCGACAGTGAGTTTGCTCCGTGGTTCACCGCGATATAAGAATCGGCGGGGGATATAGCCCTAGTGGCATCGGCTGGCAAAGCCACTCCAGTGGAAGCCGGTACCGTGCTAAATACCATGAAATCGGACGGCGCCATCAAGGCTGTGGCCAAGCTGGAACCTGTTGCAGTCAAGCCGTTGGAAACAATGCCCACTGATGCCTGGGATTGTTGGGCCGGGCAGCCTGTGCCCATGAGATTGCGCTGTGTTGGCATTATGTGTACCTCAGTTTTTCATAAACCTGACGGGCTATCGTTTCTTTCAGGCGGTGGTCAGGTTTCGCCGCCTTCGGCGTTGCTTTATCTAGATCGTTGCCGACTTCGACCAGATTGTGGCGACGCAAATGCTCGCGGTGCGCGCTGCGTCCCTCTACTATCTGGCCCGTTGCCATAGAGCGGTAAGCACTGATATCGCCAATCACATAATGCTGTGCCGCCACTCCATTATGGAGAGCCAGTTTATCCGCCCAAGCTTGTTCCGCTTCGGGTGAACCTTCGATAAATCCCCACATTTTCAGCCAATTTCGCTTATCTTCTTCAGTAAATTCCATGATCTCACTGGATGGTAGGATTGGCAATAGGGCCGGATAACTGCGCCACCAGGCCGTGGAAAGTCGTCATCGCGTCATTCAGGCTCATGCCTGGTGTGGTTTCGTCTCCCGCAGCGATCCCTGCGGCAATTATCTTGGTGGACGCGTCTAGCACGGCGATGCGCCATTTATTCTGCTGTTCCGCCGTCAGACGCAATTGTTCGCGTTGGGTTTCTTCGTGCTGGCGCATGGCCTCCAGTTGAGCATCGGCCTGGATCTTGGTGTTTTGCACTGCAATATCAGCCTGTGCACGCGCTTGATCGGCTTGCGCATCGAGTTGCGCCTTTTGCTGCGCTGCCTGGGCGTCCAGCTGGGCTTTTTGCTGATCGAGCTGGCCTTGAGCCTGTATTTTCATCATTTCTGGGTCAGGCTTGGGCTGCTGTGGCTGTTGGGCTTGCTGGCGCAATTGGTCGGCGACTTCATCGATGAAGCCTTCCATGGTCTTTCCCACCCGGAAGCCAGTGACACCAAATTTCAGCAATTCCACGCCCAAGCTCAAGACTTGTGGCGCTGCCTGGCCGGCCTGCACCAGCTTTTCGATGAAAGACGAAGTCGAGCTCAGGAATTCCAGACGGTCTTGCTTTTCCTGATCTTCGTTCAAATAGACCATGGAGTCAGCCGCTACTTGAATGCGGAACGTCCGGGTCGGTCTATCCCTTAACATTTCCATCGCCGCCGGAATATAGGACTGGTCGGCCTGCATCAATTGGGAGGCCGAAGCCATCTTAAGGATGGTATCCGTATCGAAATGGCCACAGATGATCTCGGCCTTCATCTGCAAGAGATGAGAGGCGAATAAGGCGACTTCATCCTGATATTGCTTGAGACGCAGATTGGCGTACTGGCCTTTGATTTGCTGGGCAGCCGCCGTCTCGTTGGCATTGGTGTCGCCACGGATGATGTCGGCAATCCCGGTGATTTCGTAGATTTGGCCCTTGAGTTCATCAAAGGCCTGATAGGCTTCGTGCAAGGCCATCGCAATTGGCTGCAAGTCAACGATGTCGAGTGCACCGGAGAGACCTTGCTTCTCTGCGAAAGCCGCCCAGTTCTTCACAGGCAATAGCATTGTGTTGCTACCTTCCGTGAACAAACGGGCTAAAGTAGGCTCCGAGGCGTCATATACTCCCCGCACTTGCAAGGCTTTCACCAGACCGTCAATGCGCGATGCCAGGATATTCAGCTGCTTGGCTTGATCTTGATACAACACATAGTCCGGTGTCGGCACCAAGGAATCATTGGTCACCGTGCCATAGAGGGAACGCGGGCAGGGGAAGAATTCCTCCAAGCCGAGCGGGTCATCACGCTCATCGAGGAAACGTGCCAGGGTCTTGCTCAGCCATTTGGCTTGCCCCAGGTCTTTGTCCCAGATTTCAATCACGAGGCCGCGCTTGCCGGCGCCGTCAGGATTGGCCTTGTCGATATTCAGCTCGGGCGAGGCATCCAAGGGCACACGGCCGCCCTCTTCCTCGCCGAAACGCTCGACTAGGGCTTCGCGCGTCATGTAGACTTTGCGCCAGACGACGCAGACTTCGCCCCAGGTACGGGCGACATTATGGCCGAAGTCGCGCCAATCCACATAGTCGGTGGGAGCGCATTCATAGTCCAGTTCTTCGCGGAATTGTTCGGTTTCTCCTACTTCGTCGCTGATTTGCTCGCCTTCTTCCATGGGAACTTGACGCAGTTTAGGCTCATAACGCACCCACGCGGTGCCACGCCCCCCAAGAAAGCGGTCATAGACAGCGTGTTTGATGCTGTCGTGGAAATCGGGATAATTGTCAACCTCGAAGGCCAGAGCACGCTCCAAAATCAGAGAAGCAACGCGGCCCACCGGATCATTGTCCTTGAAGCGGCGCGACACGTCGGGACGCGGCAAACGGGAAAAAGTCGAAGCTTTCAGGGTTTGAACATTCGACCAGAGGATATTGAAGCGCGAATCGGCCATGCGCTCATTGCGCTTGGCATCCTTGTACATCTTGAGGATTTTTTCACAACGTTGCTTCCAAGTATCGAATTCCTTGTCATACTGCGCCATCATAGTGACGTAGTATTCGGGGCTGCCGACTTCTTGAGCAATGACATCACTCATGCAATCACCGCCGTCGCCGAAACGGTACCGCCAAAGACTATGTTCGCACCCTTGGCCAAGGAAATGTTGAGAGGGTAATAGGTCGCGCCGGTGGGGGTGAAAGTGTCTACTGCCTGGGTAGACGTTCCGGTGGCTGCATCATCATAGACCGCGATAGTCGGCGTCGCGCTGGCACTGGAAACGAAGATTCCCAAGAGGGTGCAAGGGATTGCCATGACGTTACCGGAAGTTTTGATCTGCTTGTAACTGCCTGCAT